GACATTAGTGATAGCTCTTCAAGCAATCACACGATCACAGTAAACGGCGATGCTCATGCTGGTACGTTTAGTCCTTATCGGCATGGTGGATATAGTACTTACTTTGATGGGAATGACTATTTAAGTGTTGCTCATAGTACAGACCTAGATTTAGGGACAGGTGACTTTACCATTGAGGGATGGTGGAGATTTGACGACACCTCAAACCAAAACCTAGTTAGTAAATACGCAGCTAATGCAGGTTTTGTTTTACAGTATCAATCAGGAAATTTGCGGCTGGTTTTAGGGCTTGGTGCTTCTGATGCAGTGTATTCATTTTCTTGGACGCCTGTAGCTGGAACGTGGTATCACGTTTGTATTTTGAGAGATGGAACTAATGGAAAAGCGTTTATTAATGGAACGCAAATTGGATCGACAACAACAGTTACCACTTCAAATGTTGGTACTACAGGAACTCTACAAATTGGTTTAACTCACACGGTTTCAGAGTATACTAGAGGTTATGTTTCAGATGTTAGGATTGTAAAAGGCACCGCAATTACACCAGCATCAGGTGGCCCAACTGAACGCCTTACTTCCGTAACAAATACAAAATTACTTACCTGCCACCTGCCATATATAGCTGACGGTTCCTCTAGCGCCCACTCAATTACAGTAAACGGCGACACCTCAACAAAACCATTTGGTCCATATGATTACAGTGCTGAATACTCAGAAAGCACTCACGGTGGGTCTGTATATTTTAATGGGACCACTGACTTTCTCACTTTACCCCAAGTCTCTGCTTTAGGATCGTCCCACTTTGAAGTGTCTTTTTGGGTTTATCCAACTTCAAGTAATTGTATATTAATAGATTGGGCTGATAACAACGGAGGAGTTAGACGCTATTTAGCACCGCATGTGTCTCTTATATCTGGATCACTTAACTGGTTTACAAAAAACGCTTCAGGCACGAATATAACTATGATCGCAGATACTTCTACCGTTCCTCTAAATACTTGGGTCTATATAACTATAAAAAGATATAATAACGACACAAAAATGTATGCTAATGGGATACAAGTAGGCAGCACATATTCCAATAACAGTTTTGATTTTGTAGTAGCACCTAGCAGACCCATAATTGGAAAAAATGGTTATAATAGTAGTAATTTTTTATCTGGAAATATTGCAGACCTCACAATAAAATTAGGTACAGATGTAATTGATGGTTCTGCTCCAACAGTTCCTACTACTCCTCAATCTTCATCAGGCACAGCATTACATATTAAAGGCACAGACGCTCATGTGTTAGATAAGTCTCAGGTGAGTAATCTGGAGCTGCTTGGAACAGCCGCAAGTACCTCTGCGCTTACCTCTGGTACAACACCACCCTATATAGGTGCAGCTTGGGCTAACACTTCAGCCGTATCGTTTGATGGTAACAGCGATTACGTGCGTGTGCCTTATGAGAGTATCCCCAGCTTTGGGGCTGGAGAATTTACTATCGAGGGCTGGATATATATGAACAGCCTCTCAGGAAACCAGATAATCGTAGACAAATATGCGTCTGGTAACTCTCAGAGCTTTCAAATTTATTATAGGTCTACAGGGACATCATTGACGTTTTACGTTGGAAGCTCAATCCTTCTTCAAGACCCAAGCAGTTCCACTATTTCGGTACAGACATGGCACCACTTTGCTGTAACTAGGGATGGGAGCAATAATGTGCGGCTGTACGTGGATGGTCTTAAAAAAGCCCAAAGCACCTCTAGCGTAAATTTTGATAGTTCGATTGATTTGCATTTGGGTGTTCAAGGGTCAACATCAACCAATTACTTTAATGGTTATATGCAAGACGTCAGGTTCAGTAACAAAGCTTTTTATACGGCTGATGACCACTCAGCTTCATCTAGCGCCTCCATAAAAATACCATCTGCACCACTGAAAGGCTAACTAAATGTTAGGATTTCACCCATTAGCCGCTGCTCCATTTGCTGACGTAGGGCTTAATGCCTACAAGATGGATGCGGCCTATGGTAGCTTTACCTTATCTGGACAAGAACTATTTCAACAACTAAATTTAGCGGCAGGGTCGTTTACCTTAACGGGTCAAGACGTTGGCGTTACTAAGAGTTTAAACATTGCAGCAGACAATGGTAGCTTTACACTATCAGGTCAAACAGCAGATGTATTTATACAATACGACAGTGCTTTAAATAATGGTAGTTATACATTAACAGGGCAAAGCTCTGAGTTTATATTAGACCTAATTGTAGGTGCAGATCAAGGTTCCTTTACACTCTCTGGTCAGGACACTGAACTTACTAAAGTATTAAATATTAGTGCAGGTACAGGTACATTTACCTTAACTGGACAAGACGTTGGTGTAAATGTATTTAATATTATTGATGCAAATGTAGGTACGTTTACACTTACAGGTCAAGATATTAATGTAAATGCATTTAACCTTATTGCAGGTACAGGTACATTTACTCTTACAGGCCAAGACGCCAGTATAAATGTATTTAACCTTATTGCAGGTACAAGCTCTTTTGCTCTAACAGGTCAAGACGTTAGCTTAAACAAAGCTTTAGAGGTTAGTGCAAATGTAGGCACGTTTAGTCTCACAGGTCAAGACGTTGAGTTTAATGAAGGTATAGATGCAGCATTGGCATCTGGCTCCTTTAGCTTAACGGGTCAAGACGTTGGCTTTATATTAGGTCAAGGCATAAACTTAGATCAAGGTAGTATTACTCTATCAGGTCAAGACGTTACATTAAGTAAAGACCTTGTTTTAGATTCTCAGCAAGGAAGCTTTAGCCTTACAGGTCAAGACGTTGACTTTGCTAAAGATTTAAATGTTACTGCTGGTTTAGCATCATTTACCCTTACAGGACAAGATATTAATGAGGGTATAAGCGAGGCCTTTGAAAGAGGTACGTTTGCCCTTACTGGTCAAGATGTATCCCTTAATAAGGCTCTGTTTGTAGCAGCAGACTTTGGTGGCTTTAGCCTTACAGGTCAAGACACTACTTTAACAAAAGCATTAACTCTAGATCTTAATGTAGGTACTTTTACTTTAACAGGTAAAGATACCTTTGATGCACCAACCTTACGTGCTGAACAAGGTATAGTAAGTCTTACAGGTCAAGACGTTGACTTTACTGTAAATAAAACTATAGACGCAAATGTAGGGTCTTATAGTTTAACAGGGCAAGATGTAAACTTTACAACGTTTATACCTGTTATTGATAGTGCTGCTGGTACCTTCACTCTAACAGGTCAAGATGTAACCCTAAACATTTCTGTAATTATGGTTGCATCTAATGGTAGCTTTACACTATCAGGCCAAGATGCTACACTAAATATTGGTAGAAATATCGTAGCTAATAATGGTAGCTACAGTCTATCTGGACAGAACATAAACAGTAACCTTTCTAAGGTACATGGCTCTGGTCTGTTTACGCTAACAGGACAGGATGTAAGCCTAGAAAAAGCTGTTAGTATCCAGTCAGGTACAGGCTCCTTTACATTTAGTGGTCAGAGTATAGGTATTGGTACATCTACACCAATTACTATTAATGGCTTGACAGCTAATACAAATAATGTTATAGTAACTGGTAGCATAGTTCAATTTGATGCTACCTATTCACCATCAAGAGTAATATACATTGCTCCACAAGACAACAATACAACAGTGTATATACAACCAGAATCGTACACAGTATATATTGCCCCAATGAATATTGAACCATCAACTGTTTATATAGCAGCGTAAGGAATAATTATGTCATACAAATGGCCCGATAAAGATAAGGATGAGGTAGTGGACTACAGTGTAGACTGGTCCCGCTTCTTAGGTACGGACGGTATTTCTGCTGTTACGTGGAGTATTATTGACGCTAATGGTAATAAAGAAGTAGTTTCAAATACTGAAATAGTAAACGGACTACAGTTTTTGCAGGGTACTATCTCAGGTCAAGTAGCAACCGCTAGGTTTGGATTAGGTACAAACAATACCCGTTATACTGTAAGCTGTAAGATTACTACAAGTGCTGGCCTTGCTTATGAACGTTCTATCTTTTTACGTATTAGGGAGAAGTAAGAATGGCTTATGATTATATAGGTTTAGTAAATGATGTCAACCGTAGATTAAATGAAGTAGAACTTACTAGCGCAAACTTTACTACGACTACTGGTTACTATAGCTTTGCTAAAGATGCAGTCAATGCATCCATTAGACATATCAACCAAGAAGAGTTTGAATGGCCTTGGAACCATGTGGAGGAAACAGAGTTACTTGCTCCGGGTGTGGCTCGCTATAGTATGCCCTTTGACTCTAAGACAGTAAATATGAACACTTTCCGTATTAAACGTAATAGTAGTTTAAATGTAAATACTGTTAAATTAAAAGTCATGTCTTATGAAGAGTATCTTGACAAACATGCAGATTCAGAGTATAACACTAACACAAGTATTAGAACAGTTCCTACCCATGTGGTTAGAACTCCTAGCCGTGAGTATATATTCTACCCTACGCCAGACAAAGCATATGAAGTAGTATATGAATATTATCGTACAACGTATGAATTAAAAAATGCAACAGACGTACCCAATCTACCAGATCAATACCGTTACATAATTATTGATGGTGCTATGTACTACGTATATCAGTTTCGTTCTGACATGCAAGCAGCGCAACTATCACTAAATAAGTTTCAACAGGGGATCAAACACTTACGGACTCTTCACATAAATAGAACCGAATATGTTAGAGATACAAGAGTATATTACTAATGGCTACACAGTGGCAAACATTTCCCATTGAATTTAAGGGTGGTCTTATTTCCAACCTAAGTGCTTTGCAGCATGGTACAAATGCTGTAGGTTCTGCTACCTTATTGCAAAACTTTGAAGTTAATAAGGAGGGTGGTTACTCTAAGATACTAGGATACTCGAAGTATAGTCCTACTGAAGTTCCAGGTTCCGGTCCTATCTTAGCACTTAAAGTTATAAGCTCTACAAGAATAGTTGCCGCACGTAAAAATGCTAGTAACCTAACAGAATATTATTACAGCACTGGGTCATCTTGGACAAGTATGGCTTCTAGTGTGGGTGCTAACGGTGGCAAGGCTAGAAGTGTATTATATAACCTTGATGGTGATGATAAAGTTATTTTTGTGGATGGTACTAATTACCCTGCAATATACAATACATCAGGTAACTCTGTTACCTTTCTATCAGCCTCAAACAGTACAGCGATAAGCGCCACACAACACGTAGCTATATTTAAAAACACAGCTTTCTATGCTAAAGATAATGTTATTACTTTTACTGCCCCCTTTACTGTAGATGATTTTAGTGCAGCAAACGGTGCAGGTTCTATAAATGTAGCAAATGACATTACAGGTTTAACAGTATTTCGTGATCAACTTATTATCTTTACAGAAGATAGTATCAAAAGATTGACAGGTAGTACCTCAGCAGATTTTACAGTTTCACCTATAACTGATCGCATGGGTTGTATTAATGGAGATACAATACAGGAAGTAGGTGGAGACATTATGTATCTTGCACCTGATGGCATTAGACTATTAAGTGCTACAGAAAGAATAGGTGACTTTGGTTTAGGTGTAACCTCAGATAAGATATTCAAAGATGTTAGTACCTTTATAAACCAGACATCTAATTTTGCTTCTGTAGTATTAAGGGAAAAGGCACAGTACAGAATATTTGCATACATAGAGTCTGAAACAAAAGATACCGCTAAAGGTCTAATAGCAACTAAGTTTATATCTCAAGGGGCAGACGGTCTTAACTGGTCTACAATTGCAGGAATAAAAGCGAGCATAGCAGATAGTAGATATACCTCTACACTAGAGACAGTAGCCTTTGCTAATGAGGATGGCTATGTTTATACTATGGAAAGTGGGTCAACATTTGACGGCTCTGCTATTAAGGCAATTTACGAATCCCCGTTTATGCCAATAACTGATCCACAAGTACGTAAAACTTTTTATAAACTTACTTTATATGTAGAACCCTCTGCTAGTATGAACTTAACATTAAATATAAAATATGACTTTGATTCATCTACATATACTAAAGTAGTACAACCTTCAACGCAACAAATAACAGCAACAGGTTCTTCCGTATTTTTCTTCGGCGCTTCTAATTCTATATTTAACACCTCAACATTTGGGGGCGAGTTAGATAAAGTATACAATACTAATATAATAGGATCAGGTAAGACAATATCTTTAAGAATAGAAGACTCTACAACAAACCCAACTTTTACACTTGATACTGCTTTATTAGAGTTCAGTCAAGAAGATAGACAGTAAGGAAACAGCATGGCAGGTTACACCAGACAAGACACGGCGAACAACATTGCCAATGGTAACGTTATTAACGCAGATGATTTTGACGCAGAATATAATGCATTAGAGGGTGCCTTTAATGTTTCAACAGGTCACAGGCATGATGGCACTACAGGTGAGGGTGCTCCTATTACTAAGGTTGGACCTACCCAAGACCTTGTTGTATCCGCTACAGATGTACAACCTAAAACAACTAACACCCTTGATCTAGGTACATCTAGCGTACAGTTCAAGGATGGCTTTTTTGATGGTACTTTAAATGCTGATGCAATCACTGTAGGTGAGAATGGTTATTTAAGCTTAGCAGATAACGAGATTGATGTATCTACAGGTGATCTAACATTAGATGTTGCAGGTAATCTTATTGTAGATGCTGAGACTGATATTACTCTTGATGCCAATGGCGGTAATATCCTTCTTAAAGATGACGGTACAACTTTCGGTGCAGTAGCAAACTCTTCAGGGCAGACAGTAATTAAGTCAGGTACTACACCTACTACAGCTATTACATTCTCTGATGCAGATGCTACACTTGCAGGTAATACTACTTTATCAGGTACGTTAGATGTAACAGGTGCAGTTAATTTTAACGATACTACAGCAAGTACGTCTAATACTACAGGCGCTGTCATCGTTGACGGTGGTATGGGTATAGCTGGTGCTGTAAACATTGGTGGTGATGTAGACATAGATGGTGACCTTACTGTAACTGGATCTAGTAAGAACATCACAGGTAACTTGATTGGTGATGTGAAGAGTACAAACGGTACTAGTGTTCTTGATAGCGGGACTGATGGTACAGATGCTACATTTACAGGTGCTGTATCAGGTAACGCAACTACAGCATCTACATGGGAAACTGGGCGTGATATTGAACTTACAGGAGATGTCACAGGTACTGTCACAGGTGTGAATGGTGGTGGTAATATTAGTATTACTACTACTATAGCAGAAGATTCTGTTGCGCTGGGTACAGATACCACAGGTGATTATGTAAGTAGCTTGGTCGCTGGTACAGGTGTTAGTCTTACTAATAACTCAGGAGAGAGCGCTACACCTACTATTGCCATTGGTCAAGCTGTGGATACAAACTCAAACGTAACCTTTAACAACATTACTGCTTCGGGTAATCTTACAGTAAATGGCACGACCACTACAGTTGATACTACTAACACTGTCGTATCAGATAGTCTTATTGAGTTGGGTAATGGTACTACAGGTACACCTGCTAATGATGCTGGCATTGTTATTGAACGTGGTGATAGTGATAATGCCTTTATTGGTTGGGATGAAAGTGCAGATAAATTTACTGTAGGTACAGGTACATTTACGGGTGCATCTACAGGTGATCTTACTATTACTAAAGGGACACTTGTAGCTGATTTAGAAGGTGACGTAACTGGTGATGTCACAGGTAATGTCACTGGTACTGTATCTAGTATTTCTAATCACGACACAGATAGTTTAAGTGAAGGTAGCACTAACCAATACTTTACTACCGCTAGAGCAAGGTCATCTGTTTCTGCAGGTAATGGTATTAGCTACGATAGTTCAACAGGTGTAATATCCGCAAATGCTTCTGATAGTATAGGGACTACAGACTTAGAAGTATCCTCTAGTCTTAAGCTGACTGAAGGTGCATCTGATTGGGTTTTTGAAGTAGACGCAAGTAACAATCTTGTAATTAAGTATGGTACAACCACAGTATTAAAACTAACTACTGCAGGAGCACTGACAGTAGCAGATGATGTAACAGCATTTGGTACTTTATAATGACACTTCCTAGTAGTGGTAGCTCCATCAGCTTTTCTCAAATTCAATCCGAGTTCGGCGGCTCTAGCCCTATTAGTTTCAGCGAATATCTGAGAAATGGTGGTAATGTAAATAATTCTACTGACAACCAGCACATCCCTCTTTACAATGCAGCCAATAAACAGGTAAATGCCTCTGACTTTTTTGGTCTTAACGGTTGGTCTGCTGATCAATACCAGTTAATCACTTCAAGTAACGCAAGTTGGACCCCAGCTTATTCAGGCTGGGAAACCGCAACTGTGTACGTCATTGGTGGTGGCGGGTCTGGTGGATCAGTGACGGATGGAGATGCATCAGCGGCTTCTGGTGGTGGGGCTGGTGGAACGGCTATTCGCGCCTACACAAAATTGGTTAGCAGCAATATTACTGTTGGGAGTGGGGGTTCTGCTGTTTCAGGCTACAATAGCGGAAAGGATGGCAGTTCAACGTCTTTTACTCCTAGCTCTACAAGTGTCCCAACAAACTCTTTAACTGGCGGCAAGGGCAAAGGTGGCGTTGCGACACACGGTAATTCCACAAATGCTTTGGCTGTCACAAGTAATTCAAGCGGATATGGTTCAAATCTTTCTGGGGGTCAAGGATCAGGGGGTTCAACTAACTATTGGGGGTCAGACGCACACTCAACTAATGGACGAAATAAT